TAGATATCTCATTGACAAGTATGGAAGTTATGAAAATCTTAATTCAATTCATCACTATGAAACAATCGAAATAAAAAATCAAATGGGAGTGGTTCTTGTACCTGAAGGACTCACAGTAGAATCTGATTATTCTATAACTTATTTTGATTGGGTTGATGAAAAAGAAATAACTCAAACTAATATTGTAACTCCAATAACAAATGAAGACTATGAAAATAAATTAGATGATGAAAAAAGGAATATATTATTACTCAAACCAAGATATTTAAATGTTGTTAAAGAAGATTTGACTGATTTAATGACATACAAAAAAGGGTCTACTGAATATGTCAGTAAGACCCTTAAGAAAGCAGAAAATATTAGACTATATTCTTAACTATTCCTCTGCCAATTTTTGGAAGTAACTTAAAGCATCATCCTCTTCTGAACTAGCAGATGCTACAGGAGCAGCAGCGACTGGTTCTTTGCGTTCAAATTTAGGTTGGAAAGAACGATTGTTGTCCTCCTCGAATACCTCTTCATCTACACGACGAGCAGGCTTCTTAGCACCTAAAACATAATCAAGACGCTTCTTCAGATCATCATATGATTTGAATTGATCTGCAGCAGTGACAGCAGCAAGAGAATACTGCTTCTTCCATAATGCTTCTAATGCATCGTCATCTTCAAGCAGAGGTGATACTGCATCGAACTCTGACTTGTCATAGTTCCAGTAACCATCCTTCTTGACGATCTTCAACTTGAAGTTTGCACCTTGCCAGAAGTCAAAAGGATTGATTGGAGTTTCATCCTCAAACTCAGGCTGCATTGCTTCCATAACCTTATCAAAGATCTTCTTACCAAACTTGAATAAGAATACTTTACCCTCGTTCTGAGGATTTGTAGGATCTTTAACAACGTAGATGTTACTATAGTAAGATAACTTACGCTTTTGCTTACGAACAACATCTTTGTCAGATTCATTACCACTGTTCCATAGTTCACGATTGTGATCTGAAACAGGATCTTTCTGACCAAGTGTGGTTAATGAATTCTCAATATACCATCCACCTGGCCCTTGGAATGCATGAGAGTACATTTTTGCCCAAGGGATGTCTTCACCATCAGGTGATGGTAGAAAACGTATGACTGCAAAACCGTTACCAGTTTTGTCTAATTCTGGTTTCCATAAACGGTCATCACCACCGCCACCAGAATTGTTCATCTTCTCCACTTCTTTAACTAATTTTTGTGTTAAAGACCCTAGAGAGGATTGCTTTTTTAAGTCTGAAAAAGACATTAGATTACCTCGGATTTTTTAGATTTGGCTTTTGTGTATTCTACACCCAGTTCAACGTTTGTCAAACTGTGCTTTCATTATGTCAATCATTTTTGACATTTCATTAAACATGAAGTTCATATCAACATTATTAGGCAAACCCATTAATGTTGCAGATCTTTGAATCTCCTCTTTCATTCTCTTGGCATCAGGATCATCAGATAAACTTATTCTTGCATAAAGAATTTTTTGTTTATTAATCAATTTCTCCAATTGAAGTATATGATGTTCCTGATCTTCAGGACTCATGCTGTAAAATTTTACAACATTAGCATATACTTCTTCTTGAAGTTCAGAGACTTCAGCCATCTCTGCCCTAACCATTTCTGAATCAAAGAAACTCATTCATCCTCCGTGTTATCCACGACTTCAACAGTTCCAGTTTCTGGAACTTCATTTTTACTTTCTTCAATTTGTTCTAAGACATCAATCGCTCCTAAAAGTTTAGTGCGAGTAACAGTTATAGTATCTAACTGTTTTGTGAGATCTTCTAATTGAACTTTAAGATTCTGTAGAACCTCGGCATTTTCAAGAGCCATGAATAACAACCTCCTTCAAGATTTTTTTGTAACGGAATACATCAATATTTAGGAAAGGAGAATACTTTTTTATTTTACGACTGACGGTTTCCCACACGGGGTCATTCAATCGTTTATCAAAGTCTTTCCCATACCCAAATATTCTATCACATATTACCATAGTTTCAAGTGATATGTCACCCCCCAGATAACTTTTTAATATTGGAGGATGACCTTTTGAACAATCAAATACTTTATCTACATCTTTTTCATCAAACAACTTGTTAGATTCTTCTTTAAAAATATATGATAACGATTGAACTTTTTTTTGCCAGTCTTTATATCTTACCTCTCCATCTTTTATCATTTCACCAATCCACATTGTAGAGGGATCTGTGGTATAAACAAAATTAGAAACAAAAAAGTCTACCACCTCTTGATCTTTCTTTTGTCTTGCAAATTTTTCAAACCAAAACCTATCCTTTCTTTTGTAGAAGGCTTCTTTAGTTGCTCTAGTTTTACCACCATACTTATGGTAATCATAATGATCTTTAGTAAAGTGATTTTTTAAAGACAAGTAACAACGATAGGCATCAAAGGGCATCATTCTTAAGTGAAATAATAATTCTGTTATTTTTGTAGTCTGCTTTAAATTCAAGATCAACATCATGAGGCCACATTAGTTCCTCATATAGAGCGTTGAGTCTCTCCATGTCTTGATAGAGATCATTAACAGGATGTTCTTCTTCCATTTTACAGAGGTAGTTTCGCTCTTGAACTTCTTTTTAGAAAGTTTAATTCTTGTGCCTCATACTTGATTTTTTCCTTTAGAGGTTTTGATATGAGTTTAGGAACTGATTCTAAATCTATAGAATTAAGATCACAGAAATACACTATCGCATCAATGTAATTCATATCTTCTTGATTCTTTACTAAACCCTCAATCTCTTGTGCAAATCTTGCAGGACAAAAGAACTTTTGTTCAAACGCTTTATCAACATCAAGAATACCACTATTCTTCTTAGATGTTTTGTATACTGTAGAATTTCGGGCTAACCCTGTTTTTTTTACTTTTTTATCAGGATTCATGATATCCAGTATTGAAAGATACAAATTCTTTTATGTAGCGTACTAATAATTTAATATAATCCCCTTTATTCCTTTTGTCAAATATTTTAACTTCACCACTAGGTGTTACCATTAAAGTGATAAGTTTTTTTACAGGGATGTCTGTTAATTCAAAATATGCTGCTGCATAAAAAGTTTCTTGGACAAAGTAGTTTTCAAGCCACTTTTCTGGTTTAATTTTTTCTGAAGTTTTAAAATCTATTACAGCTAATTCTCCTTCATATTCTGCTATACAATCAACTCTACCCGCAAGTCCAAGGTATTCTGAGTATAAAGTTCTTTCTATAGCGTGTATATTATTTATCTTATCTAGATATGGTTTAGAATGATGAAACATATACTGGGTTGCTGGTTTATAATCATCCCAGTTCAATTCAAGATTTAACAAATAGTTTTGAGCTGCTTCATGGTAATCAGTTCCACGAGCAGTTGCTTTTTTCGTAATCCTATTTGCCTCTTCATTACCAACTCTTTTTCTCCATTCAGTAAAGATCTGACGATTATAAAAAGAAGTTACAGATGTGATAGAGGGAACCCACTGACCATCGGGAAGATGATACAGTCGGCAGCCAGGAGTTTCTTTTTTTTCTAATTCAAGATCACCGAGATAATTATAATGAGTAAAAGTCATAAACCAATTTCCAATTTTGAAAGTAGATATTCCTTACACAAACCTGATCGAACAATATCCTCAACTCCAAATTCAATAAGATCAAATGATGGCATGATCCTAAGAATTTTCATAAAGTCACTGATACCATTTCTCTCATTTTGTTTAATGAGATCAGTTTGGGTAGCGTCACCACAGAACATAATTTTTGTTTTTTCACCTACCCTTGTTATTATACTATCAAGTTCATGGAAATTCAAGTTTTGAAATTCATCAACTATAATAATGGCTTTATCAAATGTTGTACCACGAATGAACGAAGTGCTCCAAAATCCAATGGTTCCTTGTGTTTTTAAGTTACCATATAACATTTCAAAATCTGCTTCTGTACGCATCTCAAACATATACTTTACCATATTCTTATATGGAATTTGATAAAGTAACGATTTATCCTCATGATCACCAGGTAAAAATCCAATTTCTCTAGTAGCAACTAAAGATCTTACGATGTAAATTTTTTCATATGGTGTGCTTTGATCTAACACATCACATAATGCGTTG